CCTGCTGGGTATGGAATTTTTAGTACAGATATAGGAACAACAGGAATTACAATAAATTAAGATGCCAAAAGGAGAACAAGGAACATTCGGAAGAGGATTACAGAAATTTATTTCTAATAATTTACCCTATAGGTCACCTGCAGCAATTATAGATGACGTAACTCAACAGAACCCAAAGTTTGAGGATTTCTATAAAGCAGGTTCTATGCGTAAGGAGCTTTTAGCCCATCACTCTATTATTGCCCCTAAAACGGTTGAGTCTTCGCATCCTGTTGGGTCATTTTTAGCTGACAAAGCATACAACGAGTTAATGTATGCTACGTTAGATGTAGATAAGTATCGGAGGGTTCGAGATTATCGTACCATGGCCCAGTTTGCAGAAGTGGCTGATGCTTTAGACGAAATTTGCGATGAGTTTTTAAATGAAGACGAACATGGTAACATGATTAATCTCAAAATAAGAAACGACTCTGTCCAAGATCCATTAATTAGCAAGCAACTTAATGAAGAGTTTAATAAGTTTGTTAATTTGTTTGACTTTAAAGAGCGTGCCTGGGAGTATGTTAGAAATTTGTTAGTAGATGGAGAGCTATATTTTGAAAATGTTATCCACGAGAAACATGTTACTGAAGGTATATTGGGAGTAATTCCTGTACCTACCCAGGCAATTGATCCTGTGTATGATAATTTTCAACAAATGCATATTAAAGCTTATCTGCTTAGAAAAGCTAAACATCATAAAGAAGCAGAAGAGCAATACAACTCTATGCAGGATAAAGATTTTATTCCTATGGAGAGAAATCAGATTACTTATATTAACTCTGGTACTTGGAATGAAAATAAGAACTTTAGAATTCCGTTTATTGAAAACGCCCGCCGTGCTTATAGACAGTTATCTTTAATTGAGGATTCAATTATAATTTATCGACTGGTAAGAGCTCCAGAGCGCTTAGTATTTAATGTTGATGTTGGTACAATGAGCGCACCAAAAGCTGAAGGTTACATTCGAAAGCTTATGCAAAACTATTGGAGCAAAAAGGCATTTAGTTTGGATGAGGGCAATAGAGTCCAATCATTTAACCCTCAGTCGATGTTAGATGCATATTGGTTTCCAAAGAGAGAAGGTAGCACTGGGACAGAGGTTAGTCAATTACCTGGAGGTCAAAATTTAGGTGAGTTACAAGACTTGGTTTATTTTGTTAAAAAATTATATAAGGCTCTTAAAGTACCAACTAATAGAATTGATACAGAGAATTCACAATACAGTGCTGACGCAAATGTCTTAAGAGAAGAATTAAAGTTTGCTAATTTTATTGTTAGGCTACAGGCCCAGTTCGCCGCCGGCTTAAAGGAAACGTTTATCACTCATCTTAAGCTAAGAAAGATGTGGAAGACTTTTGAGCTTCGAGAGAATGGGTTTGATTTAGAATTTGTACCACCAGCTAATTATTTTGAATTACGTCGTCAGCAAATACTGGATCTCAAGCTCAACAACTTTACTAACATTACTGCTAACGAATCTGTATCTCAAGGCTATGGTCAAAAGCAATGGTTAGGTTGGACAGATGAAATGGTCAAGGCTAATAGAGCATGGTTGCGTAAAGATGCAGCGTTACAGCATGAGTTAGAACAAATTCGAGGCGGTGGTACTGACTGGGCCGCTGGTGGTGGAGCCGCCCCAGCAGCTGGTGGTGGAGTTCCTGCAGGCCCTGGTGGAGAAGAGATGCCACCCGACATGGGACCCGCTGGAGCACCTGGTGGAGAAGAGTCTCCTCCTGAGCCAGTACCTACTCCTGGTGGAGAAACTTCAGCGTTGCCAGCATAAATAATTATGTGGCGACAGATACATGGTCAGATACTTATTTAAGCGCAGGAAGTCATTTATATTCTACATATTTAGCTAATTCAGTTAATGGATATGCTCGACTAGGAGATCGAATTTCTTACGCTTTAGGTTACCCAATTGTTAATTTAGAGCTTCATGGTAACCAGATTTATACTAATATTGCTATAGCGACAGAAATGTTTAGCAAGTTTGCTGGGTACACAGAAGAGCATCTAGTATTTGATAGTGATAAGTATACCCGAGGTAAGGGGTTAAATATAGCTGAGCTATTAACGTTAACTCCAGAGCTAACTGCTACCTACACTACAGACGTAGAGGTTACTGTTGGAGAGAGTACCGAGGTAGCTTCTATAACGTCAAAGACATTTACTAGTAGTGATACTGGTTTTATATCTTTATTTGAATTTGATTCAGATGATACGATCATTGATCCATCTGAATATACCTTTACAGTAACATTAGACGACGGTAACGCTCACGTAGCAAAGGCTCTTGTTGTAACATTGTCATCTGCTAATATGGAACTATCAGGTGTAGACATTAGTCTTACTCAGTATGGAGATGTTTATACAACTACAACATCAATGTTTGATGTTAGTGCTGTCCCAGGTGCAGCATCAGAGACAAATTCTTACTCTGACCCATTGTGCACTTATACAAATAGTGTATCAGTTGGTATCTTTTTAGATAGTAATGTTACTAAAGGAGGTTCGGTTAATGCGTCTAGAAATGATACGTTAAATGATACTACCACTGTAAATCTGTTAACAGCTACTAGTCCTATTATAGGTAGGTTTGATAGTCTCACTCGCCAAAGTAGAAAGGTAATAGAGATATACAGCCACGAAGAATCTAGTAGTAGTAGTTTAAATACATTATTTACAATTGAGCAAACTTTAGCGCAACAAACCTATTTTAGTTACGCAATGGGTAATTATGGTTTTGATTTAATTAGTTGGTACACATTAAAGCAATGGTTAGAAACACGAGAGAAGATGCTCTCAACGAAAAGATACTTTAAGTTTAACGAGCGAACTCAACACATGCTCTTAATACCTGAACCTAAAACTGGTGAACGATTTTATGGTGTAGTTAGCTGTTACGTAGAAAAACCAGTATATGATTTAATTAAAGAACCATGGGTATATCAATACGCCCTAGCGCTTACAAAAATTACACTGGGTAGAGTGAGAGGTAAGTTTGGTAATGCACAGTTGTTCGGTGGTACTGCTTTAGATACTTCTATCTTACAAGAAGGGTTAACAGAGAAAAAAGAATTAGAAGAGATGTTACTCAAGGGAGCCACACCTGGCTTTGGAGATGCTGCACCTCCTATGTTCTTCGTAGGGTAATGGCACCACATAAAAAAGGCAATTTTAAGACAGGTATATATCGACCTTTATATAGACAAAAATTTAAAGGCAAAAAGTACCCACAGTATAGAAGTTCTTGGGAACTTCGCTTCTTTAAGTGGTGTGATTATAACAATAATGTATTAGAGTGGACAAGTGAAGGGGTAATTGTTCCGTATATTAGTCCAGTTGATACTAGGACTCATCGCTACTATGTTGATAATAGTCTTGTATTAAATGAAGGTAATCGTAAGGCGAAGTACTTAGTAGAAATTAAACCTTATAGTCAAACCCAACGACCAGTAATGAGGGGTAGAAAGAAACAAAGTACATTTCTACATGAACAAGTTACATATGATATTAATCAAGCTAAGTGGAAAGCTGCGAAGCAGTGGTCTGATGACCATGGATACAAGTTTTTAATTCTTACAGAAAAGCAATTATTTAGCGGAAAAAAGTAAGAGAAACAATAAATATTTTATACAGCTATGGCCTTTAAATTATTAGTAGAGAAGACTGACCCATCTGAGTTTGAATATATTATAGAAGAGAAGAACGCTCAGTCTGGAGAGCGGCTATATATTAAAGGGCCATACATGATGGCCTCTGAGGTTAATAAAAACAAACGGGTATATGACCTAGACAGCATGATTACTGAAGTCGCTCGGTATGAAAAAGAAATGATAAAAACAGATCGAGCTATGGGAGAGTTAAATCATCCTACTACTGCTGATGTTGATTTGGAAAGAGCCTGCCATATAGTTACTGAGATAAAACAAGACGGTAATATTTTCTATGGTAAGAGTAAAGTATTAAATACCCCAACTGGTCAAATAGTAAAGAGCTTGGTACTAGATGGGGTTAGAGTTGGTATGTCCTCTAGAGCATTAGGTAAAATTGATCAAGAAGGGGATGGAGACGTTGGTCATGTTACTGAAATGAAGCTTGTTGCTATTGATTGTGTAGCAGATCCTTCATATTCTGATGCATTTGTTAATGGTATTTTAGAATCAAAGCAATGGATTTTAAACCGTAAAGGAGAATTTGAAGAGCACTATGACCGATTTGAAGAGAGCTTAAAGTCGTTACCTAGTAGAGATGTTAACGATTACCTAACAGATAAAATCATTAGATTTATTCAAAACATCTAAAAAAGATAGATAAATAATATAAATATTTACGATGGATCAAAAACAACAGATCAGGTCACTTGTCAGTAATGTTATTGACAAAAATTATGCAGCTGCTAATATGGACTTAAAGGCAGTTGTTAATGAAAAACTAAAAAAGAGGATTGAGAAATCCACAAAAAACAATTTATTTAAAAATGAGCAAGATAACTGATTTACTTAAAGAGGTTAGCAAGGACGTTCTTACAGAAGAAAGTCTCGAGCAAATTGAAACCGTCTTTACAGAGGCTGTAAATACGAAAGCTGAAGAGCGTGCACAAATCGCAACCGAGGCTGCTTTGGCGGCTCAGGATGATGAGCATTCTGTTAAGTTAGAACAGCTGTTAGAATCTATTGACAAGGATCACACTAAAAAACTCAACAAAGTTGTTGAGGCTGTTGATATGGATCGTACTCGTAAGCTTAAGAATGTTATTCGTAGATACCAGACTGCTATTAATGAAGAAGCGACTGGCTTAAAAGATACTGTTGTTGAATCTGTTTCTGATTATCTTGACTCATATATAGCAGAGTCAGTTCCAACGGCTAGTATTGACGAAGCTACTACAAATAAGAGAGCATATGACCTTTTAAAGGATATGCGTAAGATGCTTTCAGTTGATATGGTGCTTGCTAATGAGTCTATTAGAGAGGCTGTACAAGATGGTAAAAAGACCATTGATGAGTCAAGGAAGGTAGTTAAAGGGTTAACTACATCAAATACAGATCTCGCAACTGAATTACAGCAAACTAAAAAAGACCTTTTTATTGAAAAGAGAATTGGTCAGTTCGATGAAAAGAAAAGCAATTTTATAAGAAAGACTTTTACTGATAGAGATCTTTCTTTTATTGAAGAAAATTTTGATTACACAGTAAACATGTTCGATAAGAAGGCTCAAGAATCTCTTGACATTCTTAAGGAAGAAGCAATTCATGAGACAAAAACACAAGATGCACAGGTTGAAATGGTGAAAGAGAGCTCTGACACTCCGAAATCAGCGGTTAATTTTTATGCTCAAGAATTAGCTAACATGCGATTGTAACGTAATCTTTAGCGTTGAGGTATTTACTACCTGATTCTCCAATGTGGAACAAACAATAAACAGAAAAAATATTATGAACGAAACACAAACTCGTCCTAGTCAAAATTATATTGACAATAATAGAGCTCAAACATTGTTGGAGAAGTGGAGTCCAGTTTTGGATTATACCTCTGATAAAGTTTCAGCTATTAGTGACCCGCATACGCGGGTTAACACCGCCATCCTTCTTGAGAATCAAGAGGAGTGGTGTATTAGGGAAGCCAATACCGGTGGAGCTACAGGAGGTGCATCTAGCGCCTTTGGTTCCGGCGCCGGTGGTTCCTCCATCAATCAAGGTGGTGGAGATGGTGGATATAGCTCAGGTGACAATTATGCCGCTAATGATGCTCGTTTGCCGAAGATTCTTATTCCGATGATTCGCCGTACATTCCCCGAGTTGATTACTAACGAGATCGTTGGTGTTCAGCCGATGAGTGGACCGGTTGGTCTTGCATTTGCTCTTCGCTATAAGTACAGCAATGATAGTATCGACGGTACTGCCGCTGGTATTGGTGGTTCTGGCGAGGGTTTCGCTGGTGCGGCCAATGTCGGTACTGCTGCTCAAGGTGATGCTGCTGGTACAGTTGGTGAGTTAGGTCATAACAACCTAGACACTGGGTTTACTGGTGCGAGTGCTGCTCAAGCTGCATTAGATAGTACTGCAGCGAACCATCCTGGTTTTGGTGCTACTCACTGGTTATCTGGTGGTTTTGCAGATTCTGACGCTGGTTTCGCTGCTGCGTTATCTGCTTTTGAATTAGATGGTGCTGTCGACGCTCCTACGGTTGAGTTAAGCTTTGAGAAAACAGCTGTTGAGGCTGGTACTCGTCGCTTGAACGCTCGTTGGTCGGTTGAGTTAGAGCAGGATCTCAAAAATATGAATGGTATTGACGTTGACGCTGAGTTGACAAATGCTATGTCGTATGAGATTCAAGCTGAAATCGATCGTGAGATGATTGTCCGCATGATTAAAGCCGCGACTGGTGCCGGTAAAGGTGCTGGTTATTCGATCTGGAAGTCTTCCACAGCAGATGCTCGCTGGATGGCTGAGAGAAACCGCGACTTCTATCAGAGGTTGATCGTTGAAGCTAACAGGCTCGCTGTTCGTAACCGCCGTGGTGCTGCTAACTTTGTTGTTGCAACGCCTCGTGTTTGCGCTATTCTTGAGATGCTCCCTGAGTTC